TCGGATTCATATCGATAGTAGACAACACGATGAGTCTTCATCATCGAGGATTCTACATCATAGTCTCCAAGACCCCAGACATAGTAAGTGTTGTCAATATTATTTTTGATTGTAATAGCAATGACAGGTTTATCAGCTTTGTCGGGTTCTGGAAAGCCGTCATCAGAAGCAACCTCGATATCGATCGTTGTTACATTGATTTTGTTTCGATCAAATTCGATATCTCCTGGAAAGTTGTCATTAATAAAAGTTGAAATGTATCGGTCGTTACCAAAGATTTGTCGACCGGCTGTTTGTTTGTTGACCTGTAGCCATTCTTTAGCTTCACGCATAGAATCCATCAGAACCGGAGCAACTGGAACACCAGTAAGAGATTTCCAATTAGATGGACGAGATGTAGCAACAAAGAATGTTGGTTGATATTTAATTTTGTCGTTTACTCGCTTACCAAACTCATCATATCCACGAAGTAGAATGGAGTTGCCATATCGAGAAACGTTAGTGTAGAAATTTTTCATAATGTATATTATACCACATTTTCAGTAATTTGTAAACGATAAGAGGGGAAGTTTCCCTCCCCTCGTTAAAGTGACCTTTAGACCAATGACATCATAACGATTGCTGGCGCTAGTCCTAAGACTATCGTACCAACAAAAATTAATTCAGCAAGATCGTATAAGGCCGAGACATTTACACGCAGTAAGTCAAATAGTTTTAACATTGTTATGTTCTCCAGCAAAAATTTATATTTCTGCCAGGATTTCGCTGATCTAGCCTTTCAAAAACTGCTTTTTCTTTGATGACCCAGCAGACCCAATATCGATCTTCCTAGGACGCTGCTCTTCTGGGATCTCTACTCTGGCATATACCACAAGTATACCATCTTCGATGTCAGCACCATCAATTACGACAAATTCTGAGAGACGGAAGCTCTTCTCAAATTTGCGGGACGAAATGCCTTTATAAGCGTATTCACGATCGTCTTTCTCGATCGATCCTTTTACTTTCAAGATGCCATCTTTCAACTCTATGTCGATGTCATCCTTTGAAAAACCCGCAACAGCAAGCTCGATGAGAAACTTTTCGTCATCAATTCTTACGATGTTATGGGGTGGATAGTTATCATTACCGGCCTTTGCACTGTTATGAATTCTTTCCAGATCTTCAAAGAGTGTGTCAAAGCCTACGAATAGCGAACGTGGAACGTTCAAAGTACTTCTTACCATATTAATTTCCTCCTATATTTAGCAAGGTTATACCTGACACCCGAACCTTCGGCATGTCAATTATATTTATACAAACTAACTTGCAGTTTGCTTATTTTCTTTCACATAATTTTGCATAAATTGTCTAATCTCTCGACTAGCAGATGTATCATTATCTTTACATAATGCAATAAATTCTTTTTTTACATCTCTGTTACATTTTACCAAAATTTCAGAATCTTTTTTCATCTCAAATCACCATTTAAAGTTATATATCTTATATATACTATTATATATACAAAATTAATACGGAGGCATTATGGAACGTTTATTAAAAGACCTTAATTTAGTACCCACAAAAAAACAAGTAAAAGAACAACTCGCTTTCTTAGCCTACGCATTCCTATTAATGTTCGTAGTAACATTACCAGCGTATGCCGATAGCGTCAACCAAAAACAAATAGACAAATTTGGTATTACAACTGAAGATAAACTTGTCTTAATTCTTAAGAACGAAGATAAAGTCTATTTCGATTTACCTAATTGTCAAATTGACCGAGTAATTACATTGATTGAAGAACCAGGTTCTAATATGTACATACACGGTCGTACTGTTCGTGACGACAGTAGAGTAACTCTATTCTCTAGAAAATCTAAAGGAGTTACCTGTAAAGTACAAAGAATAGCTTAATTACTACTATTACCAATATTGTACTTCGGACAAAGCTCCCATTGACTTTTCTCTTTGAAAGGTATGACTTTAATTTGTCTCAAGGGAGCTAGTTCTGTTACTGGAGTTACAATCGTAATTAATCCCCAGTCAGCCAATAAAGTTGCAATCGTATTTCTACGCTGAATATCATTGACTAATAAATTAGATGGTTTGCCATCTAGTAAAAATAGTTCTTTGAAATGAGTGATAAAGTATCTGCCCTGTTTGTGGAGAATATGACATGATTGAAAGAGCTTCTGATCTTTTCGAGAAGCTACTCCGATTCGAGTCAATGTTTCTCTGATCTTAAGAAAATCGTCGGGTTCGTTTAGCGTTACTTCCAGCATAGACGCTGGAGTCCAGTTTGTTACTTGTTGATTATCGTTTTCCACCTTTGTAAATCCTATGTTTCAACTCTTCAATTTGTTCATTATTCAATAATGATAAAACGGATTTAGCTTTCTCATTGCTATATCCATAATATTCTTTGATGAGTTCCAGATTCTCGATCTCCTGTGGCTTGATCCACTTTGAGAATCTTTTCTTCTTTCTAATTATATTTATAAAAAAATCAAACTGAAGGCGATGATCGAGGTGGTGATATCGATTCATCTCATTTGCAAATAAAATGGTATCATTAAAATACGAAAGCGAACGATTAATCAGAAATGGAGTATAAGCTTTCTCCGCAATATCATCAACCATGATATCTTTCTTTGTAAGATTAATTGCGTTTACGAATTCGAATGGGTTCATTTCTGTAGCGATCCTAAAAATTCTGGAGTGGCTAGTTGTCCTCGAATTGTAGTAAACCTTTCGTACATATCTCGTGCGGTAGGTTCTGCTTCTTCCAGTGTATTGACTACTGCCTCTTTAATTACTTTATCTTCATTATATAGTGTAACGCGATAACGAGTTTCTTCACCATAATGGACTTCCCACCAACGTACACATATTGTTCCTGGATTGTTCTTTATTTCTCTCATTTGAATTGGACTCCCGCCATAATTTCTGTAAGACAAGCAACCGTGTTCAGCTCATGATCAGCCACAAAAGAATTCTTGTATTGGTATTCAGCAAGAATAAGAATCAATTGAGGAATTGATTGAGGCTCAACATACTCGTTGCAGTTATCATAAAGCTTTCGAAAGATTACAGCTGGTTCGACGTCAATATTATTTGCTACCCAGCTACGCATTTTGCGAAAATCTTTGAGCTTTAAATTGTTCATTAGTTCGTTGACTGATACATCACCTACAACTGTAAGGATACCACTATCGATTTCTCCATGAGTAGAATATCTTTGAAGCTCATTGATAGTTCTACGATAATCAGGAAAATACTTCATAATCAGTTCAGCCAGAACTGGTGGTTCATATTTAATTTGTTCTTGATCAAGAATAAACATTAGTCTTTTCATAAAGACCGATGCAAGTCTATCTTTCTCTCCTTTCGGCATACTGAATTCGATCACACTACATCGAGAATGCAGAGGCTCAATTACACGATTCTTAAAGTTACATGTAAGAATAAATCGGCAGTTGCCTGAAAATTCTTCGATAAATCCACGCAATGCTGGTTGCGTTGACTGTGGATTGAGATAATCTGCCTCATCAAGGATTACTACTTTGTAGCCTCCTGAGAGAGAAATGGACGAAGCAAATTGTTTGATTTTATTGCGTAAGGTATCAATGCCAGATTCTTCAGATCCATTGATTACCAGATAGTCAAGCCCAAGCTGTTTACAAATAGCTTTGGCGACTGTAGTTTTACCAACACCAGCAGTACCAGTAAGTAGCATATTTTGCAACTCACCGCTGTTGATGATTTGATTAAATGTTTTTGTAAGACTATTCGGTAAGATACAGTCTTCTACTGTTTGTGGTCGATATTTTTCAACCCATAAAAATTCATTCACTAATAACCTCCCACGATACAACTGTGTCTAGACGAAATGATCGCCATGCCGTCTTATCCAACGCCCATGCAGCAAAGTGATCACTATCAGGATTGAAATCTTTAATGATTCCACCAGTGACTCCATTATCTCTAAGAATTTCTTCTTTAAGAGTGCATGGCATAATACGAATTTCATCCGTATTAATCTTTTTGAATACTACTTGAACAGTTCCACGTTTGAGAGCGTTTAATAGATTGGTTTTTTCTGTGATATTCATAATATAATTCCTTCAAAAAATAAGGGGGATTGCTCCCCCTCAAATTAGTCAGCCGAACCTTCGGCTTCG